GTTGACCTCCTTGCCGTCAAACTTCGAGAGGGTCGGCTCGCCAAGCGAATCGGACCACCCGGCGGCGAAGCGGTAGCCGTCCGAAAAGATGGAAGGCGCCCCGGTCGTCGTGATGTCGGCGGCCCCGGCTGTCGTCACGGTCGAGGTTGCGGCATCCACCGCAGGCGCGGTCGTCATGGTGTCCTCGCTCATGGAATGGTCCTCCCTTTGTAACGGGCTTGGAACTCCTCGGGACTGAGGTTGGCGCGAGCCCACGCGACCACGACCGGCGTCTTGTCGCCCATCATCGGATCGGCGTGCGCCTCAATGAAGGCGGCGAACTCGGCGATTCGGCTCGATGCGGGCGCGGCCTTCTTCGCGGGCGCGGCCTTCGGCTCCTCGACCGTCTCAACCTTGGGCTCGGGAAACTCCTCGGCATACATGCGCTCGATCAGCTTGTCGGTCGCATTGCTGCGGACCTTGATTCCTGCCTCCTCAAGGGCGGCTTTCTTTTCTTCGGTGGTCATTGGTTGTGGTAGTCGTCGGGCTTGGAAATGGCGAGATTGGTTCCCCTGGTCACCAGCATGGAGACGACATCCGCCTGACCGTCCCGGTAGGCAGCCATCTCCGGCGTGGATCCCTCGCGGAACCGGGGAGCGAACGGGTTGCGGGCGTTGATGAGCAGGTTGATGAGCCGGTGGCCATCAGCGTTGGCGAGGACGTTGCGGAAAATGCGCTCGGTTTCGGCTACCCTTTTGGCGTGGGCCTCTTCGTCCTCCCCCGGTCGGCGGGCGAAGATGATGTCGTCAATGCTCATGCGGCGGCCTGGGCCAGCTTGGCGACACCCTCCGCCTCATCCAGCATGGACATCTCCTGCTCGGCGCGAGCCTGCGCCTGCGCCCTCTCCATTCGCATCTGGTCGCGGATGCGCTCGGGGACGATTGACGATTCGAGGACGCCGAGGTTGCGGGCGTAGTTGCGGAACCCGTCGTCAATGTTGAGGTTGTCGAGGACATCGGGCCGCACGTTGGCGATGTTCCCGGCCATGGTCATGGCATCCAAGAAGGCATCGTTGTGGATGGTCTGGAGCGCCAGAGCCATGCGCGAGGAGTAGACGATGTTCGGGTCGGGAATGAAGACTTCTCCGTTGCCGAGGTTCTGCATCAGTTGACGCGGAGCGGGCGGGAATGCCCCGGCCTTGGCCAGCACCGAGAAGACCTGGCGCATGATGGGATCGCAGATCTCGCGGGTCTTTCGCGCGAACGTCGGGGAGAAGTTCGGGAGCCGGTCGTTGCGGCGCTGGCGCACCTCCTCGGCGGTCATCTGCTTGCCGATGGGGACCGAGGCCAGGGCTTGGAACAGCTCGACGTGGAAGGCGTTGTTGATCTGCCGCTTGCGGAACTCGGTGCGGTCCTCTCCGATCATGTAGTTGCCCGGCTCCCCGAAATACTGGGGCCGGGAATTCATGTCGGGCGTGTAGGTGATGCCGCGAGCCCGCAGGTCGATGGTCCCCTCGAAGTTGGCTGGGGCGATCACGGGCGGGGAAACCTGCTTCTCGACCAGGGTGTCGAGCTGCTGCTGCATGTAGTTGAGCGTGCGCGTGTCATAAATCGCCTCCATGCCGGGGCTGCGACCGTAGGGCGTGCGCCCCCACGGGAGGTGGCGGTGGACGCAGAAGGGAGCCTCGTAGAAGCCGCTCTCCCGCAGGATCGTCTCGGATGCCTTGTGGATCCACACCGAGGCCCACGGCGCGTTCTGCACGTTCTTCCGGTATCGGTCGCGCTCCTTGCGCTCGGAGATGCAGTGAATGACCTCATGGTCCTCACTGCGCTCCTTGAGCGGGTAGCCGAGGCACTGCGCCACTTCGTGCGGCAGGTTCCGCTCCCCGAAGTCGTCGGCCATCTGGCGGGCGGAATACTTCTTGACCCGGAACACGGTGTCCACATCCCCGAGGTGGTTTTCAAGGATGGAATACTCCGAGATCTGCATGGACTCGAAGTGGAGCCCGTAGCGGGTATTCTCGCGGACGAACAGCCCCGAGGTTCCGTAGATGCCGTCCTGCATGTAGACATCATGCACCTGGCTGTAGAAGTTGGTCCCGGCCAGCACCTCGGACGCGATGTCGGAGCATTCCGAATACCAGCTCTTGGCGGCGTCGTCACCCCGCAGGAATCGCGGCGCAGTGTACGCGAACCACTTCGTCTCCGCCGGAGTGATCCAGCTCATGCACCCGGCGGCGTAGGTCATCGCGGCCTGCCGGAGGGTCGAGTCGAAGATCTGCGCCTGACCAGCCAGGGACGGCGACCAGCCCACCGTCGCGGTGTCCATACCGATCTGCCGGTTGAGCGGATCGCCGTAGGCTCCGACATCCCTCCATATCGAACACATCGCCAGGCGCACCGATTCGGCGGCCTTGTAGCGTTGCAGGATTTGAGCGGCGTCGGTCATCCCAGCTTGCTCGGGGAACCTCCGAGGCCACTTCCCATGGGACGGGCGAATCCGTAACCGCCACCCCCGCCACCACCTCCACCGCCGCGGCGTCGGCGCATGGCCTCCTCGTCCTCGATGTAGTCGGTGCGGACATCCTGCTTGTCCTTCATCGCCGCGAGCGCGTCGGCAGATCGCCGCTCGACCTCACTCATGCGGCGGGTCTGCTCGGCCTGGAACCGCCGGTCAGCCGCTGCCGCCTGCTGTGCGGTCCTTTGCGCCTGTCGATTCGCAGCCGCCTGTTGCCGGATGGATTGCTGCGACAAAAAGTTGGCCTGCGCCTGCTGCTTTGCGAGTTTCTGTTTTCCGCCCATAGAGAACTGGGCTTTGCGTCAAAGGTCGAACGCGCAAGCGGTTTTTTCGCACATAGGAAAAAAACGGCAGGTCGAAAGGAATGAACTGGCGGAACTGGGTGAGGTCTCCGGCGGCGAGGTAGCAGTGCCAGGTATCGAAAGTCTCGAACCGGTGCCAAGGGTCATCGAAGAGGAGCCGGTCGCCTCGGGAATCGACGGGACGGAAAAGCAGAAAGACCTCGGGCGTCGAGATCACATAGCCGCCATGGAGATGCGCCAGCAGTGCCTCGCTGAACGATTCGCAGTCGGGTTGCCGGGAGTGCCATTGAGCGGCGCGAAGGGCGGGAGTCATGACAAAATCTGCACGTTTTTCCGCACCGGCCTGTCCTCGCCGCGAAACCCGTCCACGACCGTCGCCCCCTTGTGTTTGACGTTCGATCCTCGGACCAGGTCGCGACTCAGCGCCTCGGCATAGGTGCGGACGGAATCCGCGAAATGGCTGCACAGGTCATGCACCGGGACCGATCGCAGGATGCCGGTGGATTGGTCGAGCTTTTTTCGGTAACCTTCGAGGCGGCCCACCAGGCTGGGAAGTTTCGCCCCGGTCTCGGAGTAGATCGGCTCGTCCATCCTCGCGTGGAACCAGCAGTTCGGGAGGATGCGCCTGACCTCCTCGATGCCCACCCAGAGGTCGGGAATGCGCGGGACGACGACGATGCTCCTCCTCGGGATCCCGGCCTCGACCAGTTGCTGGAGGTAGGTCTTGCCGGATCCTTTGTCGGTGATCTCGCAATCGTGCGGGAGGAAGTGCGCGAAGCTCTCGCCATGCGTCCGCTCCCATGACCGGATGACCTCGGCCACACCCCCGGCTCCAGCGCCCTCGCCCACGGCCCCGTCGAGGAAGTTGTGCGCCTTCCCGGCGGGCTGGATGAGAACCCCCGCCATGTTGTCGGAGGAGCCGAGATCCCATGCGGTGAACATGGGATACCCCTTCTCGGGTTCGAAGGCCGCCACCTGCTTCTCCGCTCGGACCCGCTTCATCTCCGGGTAGATCTGCCCGGGAACGACCTGGCGATCGACCTCTTCGATGACGCTGGGAAACTGCTGCCACATTTCCTCCCCCTGCTCCGCCTTCCTGCGCTCGTAGAACGCCTGGCGGTCGAGGGGAATCTCGATGCCGTAGCGTTCGCGAAGCCCGGCGAAATACTCCGCCGTCTCAGCCCGTGAGGGCTTGACGCCCGGCAGCACATAGCTTGGATGGCCCCACCATGGGAAGAAGTGGAGCTTCCAGTCTAAGGCAGTCAGGCGGTCGAGCTTTGCGGCCTCCAGTGACAGTTGGAAGATGGCATAGCACTCACCCCACTGCCCTCCTTCCATCGTGGTTTCGATGTCGATGATCCCGCCGGGCGGCAGGGAGTTGAACGCACCTCGCTTGATCCCGGTCGCTTTCGCCGGGAACTTCGCGGAGATCGGCCCAAACTCGGAAATGTGCAGGCGTTGCGGCGTGCGGCCCGTGAAGGCCACCCCCGCCGTGATCTTCGATCCGTTCGCCCAGGTCATCTCCCCGCCCGCATCCTTGTCGAGCGGGTTGGCCTTGCGGATCCAGCGCCAGAGCGCACCGATGGCAGGATCAGGATGCAGGTGTCCGTTCTCCCACGCGAACCGGGCCATCGCGAGCTTGGCGAAGGCATCGTCCTTGGTGAGGTCGATGATCCCGGCGGCGAGGTTCGCGTTGAACAGGCAATCGTCCAGGTTCGCCAGCACAATGGCGGTGGACACACCTAACTTCCGCGCCTTGGGAATGAAGTTCCGGTTGTGACGCTCGGCCAGATACTGCTCCTGCTCGCCTCGCATTCGGAACGGAATCGTCTTCCCGTCCTCGTCGAGGATGAGATAGAGATTCGCCATTCGCCATGCTTTCGATGCCAGAAGGGCGCGGAGCTGGTCGAGGTCGGTCATTGGTCAATTTGTTTGTGGACGAATCCGATTCGGCCACAAATTTTTGTGGCTATCGCGTGTTCTCGCTCAGAATTTTCCATGCGCCAGCAGCCACAACCGGAATCTGGCCGTTTCCAATGGCTCGATTGCGGTCCATCCCGTTACCCACCCCATCAGCCATTCTTGGAATTGGGGGCATGGTTGACCGCCAGCCAGTTGCCACAGGCTTACGCCATAGCGTTGCCCTTTCGCGGATACGCTGCTCCCAGTCTCGTCCAAAGTCCTTTTCGATGGATTGGTCAGCGGCGTGGGCAGCAATCCACATTCGTTTTCTGCGGTGAAGTAGTCCGGCATCGTCACCTCCGAGCACTCCCCATGCAGCATTATACCCCATCGTGGCCAGGTCTCCGAGAACGTGTCCAAGTCCGCGAGAAGCGAGGTTTGGGGAGTTTTCCACGAAGACGAAGCGTGGTCCCACCTCGCCAATGATCCGTGCCATTTCCCGCCAGAGGCCGGAGTGTTCGCCATCGGTTCCTTCTCCCTTTTGGTTGGCACAAGAGATGTCGGTGCAGGGGAATCCCCCGCAGACGACATCTGCGATGCCGTTCCACGGCTTGCCGTCGAAGGTCGTGACATCATCCCAAACAGGGAACCATGGGAGTATTCCATCCCGCTGCCGTTGCAGCAAGACGCGGCGGGCGTATGGTTCAATTTCGACAGCACAACAGGGGCGATGTCCGAGAAGGATTCCGCCGAGGATTCCTCCCCCGCATCCAGCAAATAGGTGTAGCTCATTCATTTGTGGGTTCGATGTTTCGGGGTGATTCCGGCAAGCGAGAACAAGACGGTGCAGAGAACGGCGGGGGCGCGTCTCCCGTGATACTGGACGCCATATGCCCGCCGTCTCTGACCTCTGCGTTCGGCACAGAAAATTCTATCCCGGTGGCGTAGCCGACTCGCCGCCAGAAAAACACGATCCAGACATGATGCCGGGGATACCCGTAATGTTCCGCCATTCCATCGCCGTCCGGCAGACTTCCCGCCCGGAGCCCGGCCTCGTATCCGATGCGATGACCTTCCGCGAACTCGTAGTCTTGCGGGTTCATTGGTTCAGTGTTGTTGATTTCAGTCATGCTCTCAAAACGGTCCCTTCCTGTCCTTGTCGATCTCCCACATGGACAGGAAACCATTCCACCCGGTGACCGGAAGGCTCTCGATCTTGATGACCGGTCTCCCGTGGTCGTCCTCCAGAACGATTCCGCAATGCACCCGGCGTTTCTTTTTCTCGCCCGTTTCCCTGTCGATGTATTCGCCAATGGTGGCGGTCAGGTCATGTGTCTTTTTCATCTTTGTTTTTCAATCCAACGAGTGAACGTATCAAATCAACCGCCGACGCTTCAGCCGAAACCTCGACCTTCTCGGCACTGTAGAAACTCTCCATTCGGCACAGCTCCTTGGCTGCGGAGATGCGATCCCTCGCGGCCTCGACCGGAGAGGTGGCGATCTCATGGAACAGTTGCAGCATATCCGCCCGCTTCACCTCGAAGACTTTCTCGGCCTCCTTCGCGAGTTTCTCCAGCTCAGCCTGGACGTAAGCGTTCGTAAGCAGACGGCATCCGTTCGCCTTGGCGACATCGGGCTTCTTGACCCCATAGGCTTCCGAATACGCCTCGGAGGCATTGCCGCTCAGGTGGTAGAGCTTCACAAACTTCAGTTGTCGAGGGTTGAGCATGGCGTCACATAGCGTAAAACCGACAAACGTCCTCGCGCAAGCGATTGACGAGCGGCTTGGCCCCGGTGGCGCGTGATTTCGTCTCTTGGGAAGTGCTCATTTTGCTTCTCGCGCTCCGTGCGCTTGGTCGTTCCCATAATTCAAAATCGACCAATCCGGGCACTCGGAAAACTGAAACACTCGGTTGCCATCCCGCACCATGCGCGAGGCGACACGAACGTCAATTTGATCCGCGATTTGTTGCGCCGTGAGATTGGAAGTCCAGAACGTAGGCTTTCCCGTCCGGCGTTCCGCAATCTCCAAAATCTTCGCCTTGCTCAGCGCGGTTTCGTAACCGGCTCCAATATCGTCGATGAACGCGACCTTGGCTTCGCATACGTGGTCAATGACTCCGTAGTCGCCCTTTCGCATGTAATCGACAATCGTGATCCACCGGAGAAACCGAGCGTTCTTTCCGTGTTCGGAAAGGTATTGATTGGCGGCGCGGGCCAGCATCGTCTTTCCGACACCAGAGACGCCAACCAGGGCACACCATTGCTTTCCGCCGCTCATGGTCGATTCGATGAAGCGGATAACCTCGGCGGCGGCGGTGCGGCATTCGGGATGAAAGCTCGCATCATACCCCGGGGCGAAGTTTTCCAATGTCAGCGAAGGCG